TGCACTTGACAGGGACAACACTGCTGGGTATAACTGTAGCTATCTACCCGTAGATGACCCTAAGTCCTTCGATGAGGCTATGTACATCTTGCTCTGCGGTACTGGTGTTGGCTTCAGTGTTGAACGGCAATACGTTAGTAAGCTCCCTGAGATCCCTCAACTGTTCGACAGTGAGACTACAATCGTCGTTAAGGATAGTAAGGAAGGTTGGGCTAAAGCTTTCAGACAATTGTTGGCACTCCTATGGGCTGGTGAAATCCCTCAGTGGGACATTGGATTGGTACGTCCTGCAGGTGCTAGGCTTAAGACGTTTGGTGGTAGAGCTAGTGGCCCAGCGCCTCTAGTAGAACTATTTAACTTTGCTATCACTACGTTTAAGAACTCACAGGGACGTAAGCTATCCAGCGTTGAGTGTCACGATCTTATGTGCTTCATTGGTCAGATAGTCGTAGTTGGTGGTGTACGCCGTAGTGCTATGATTTCTCTGTCTAACCTGAGTGATGATCGTATGCGTCACGCTAAGTCAGGTCAGTGGTGGGAGACTGCTAGTTGGAGAGCCTTAGCTAATAATAGCGTTAGTTACACTGAAAAGCCTGATATGGAAACGTTTATGCGTGAGTGGATGGCATTAGTTGAGTCTAAGTCAGGTGAGCGTGGAATCTTTAATCGCCAAGCAAGTAAGAAACAGGCTGAGAAATATAACCGAAGGGATAGTAATTACGACTTTGGTACTAACCCCTGCAGCGAAATAATTTTGCGCCCATATCAATTCTGCAACTTAACAGAGGTAGTTGTACGTGCTACAGATACTATTACAGATCTGGAAAGAAAGGTTCGTATGGCTACGATTCTGGGAACCATTCAATCATCCTACACAAAGTTTCCCTACTTGCGAAAGGTGTGGGCAAACAACACAGAAGAAGAGCGGTTGCTTGGTGTGTCACTTACGGGAATAATGGACAACCCTCTTATGACATCAGCAAACGCTGGATTGGAGAAAACTCTTGACCACCTTAGAAATGTGGCTGTTGCTACTAATGCTGAATGGGCTGACCGCCTTGGTATACCTCATAGCACTGCAATTAGCTGCGTCAAACCATCGGGAACGGTCTCCCAGTTGGTGGATTCAGCCTCTGGGATTCACGCTCGCCATAGTGCCTATTATATCCGTACTGTGCGTGGTGATAATAAAGATCCCTTGACGCAGTTTATGAAAGATAAGGGTGTTCCTAATGAACCTTGTGTGATGAAGGGTGACACTACTACAGTGTTTAGCTTCCCAGTTAAGTCACCAGAGGGTGCTGTTACTCGTAATGATATGACTGCCATTGAGCAACTAGAGACTTGGCTAACGTATCAGCGTCATTGGTGTGAGCATAAGCCAAGTGTGACTATATCGGTACGTGACTCTGAGTGGATGGATGTGGGTGCATTTGTGTATAAGCACTTTGATGAAATGTCAGGTGTGTCTTTCTTGCCACACACAGATCATACTTATCAGCAAGCTCCGTATCAGGACTGCACTAAGGAAGAGTATGAAGAGTTGCTATCAGCTATGCCAAAAGATATTAACTGGTCAGAACTTTCAGAGTATGAGAACGAAGATAATACTGCAGGAAGTCAAACTATGGCTTGTACAGGTGACTCTTGCGAAATAGTGGATATAACCTAATGGCAAACGGTATTTACACTCTAGTGGGGCGGGTAGACTGCCCTCACTGTTCAAAGGCTATGGGTCTGTTGAGAGATAATGGTTACACAGTTAACTACTATTCTCTCAATGACTCTAAATGGGTACTTGACTTATTCAAAAAGTCTGGTATAAAGACGGTTCCACAAATTTGGGATCAAGATGGTAACTGCATAGGTGGTTATCAGGAACTAAAACAACTCCTTGAAAGGGAATAAAATGACAGGTATTGAATTTATGGCAGTCGCAACTATCGGTATGGTGGTTGTTGGTGAAGTGGTTAACTTAGCAGCTGAGTATGTTCCACCTCTTGTAGATCAAGTAATGGGCTGGTTCTAATGTATGCTTTGCTGTTAGTTATGATGTTTGAAGGGAAGGTACAAGTACACGCCTTTAATGGTTTGTTTATGGATCGTGCGTCTTGTAGTGAGGTAGGTTCTAAAATGGAAACTCGCTTAGAAGATTCAAAACCGGGGCCATCAGCTACAGCTAAAACGTATTGTTTCCAAGTACCAGAAAGTGCATAAGTATGGGTATAGAAGAAGAAGCCAAAAGGCTCACAAAGGCCAAGCAGGAAAAGTTTTATGATGAATTAGTTACCTTGTTACTACCTGCTAAACGTCATATAGAAAGTCATCTCCACGATTCACGCCCAAGAGAAAGGGCATTAGAGAGGCTTGATGACGTTGCTACTATATCACGGTTTGCTGCAGAACTATTTAAACTAAAATAAAAGGGGGCCGAAAAGCCCCCTCTTTTTATTATCTTTTGTTTTCTTTACGGTAAACACTTATAAAAGAAAAATATGTTTGTAGTATCTCTAGGGATTCTGGATCATTCCCTAGTTCACCTATATTACCATCCCATCCAAATCGTTCCTTCAAGAACTTCCTAGCCTCTGCTCTCTCTTCACGAGAACCAGTAACTGTAGCCTTTCTTCGTAGGGCATTTATAGAACCCTCTGGAAGATCCGTTGTGAGCAAGTGTTTCCTTACCTGAGACTTAACATCATTTTTTATATTATTTAATTGAACTCTTCTTGTATTGACACTAGCGTTCTTCCAGCTATCACTTCCTATAACGTCTAGTACCCTTTCCTCAAATAGTGGAACAACAACCTCATTTAAGATTTTATCGTATGCAGGTATCTGGCTTCTTTCGTTAGCCTTCCAAGGATGTGCCTCTGCCATAGAGTAGGCTTTCTCTACACCTGTTCTAGTAGGAACCTGAGTTATACCCATAATTCTTAGGATAGGGTTAGCATCTTTAATCTTTCCCTCTCTTGTAGCTACTCTAAGTTCCTCACCAGTAATCCCATCAATCTTATCACTAAAGATTTCCAGTAAGTTATCTACATACTTTGATGCCCCTACAGTGAAGGTAGAGAAGCCTTTCTCTTGCCTAACATCCTTAGCTGTATCTGAGTCGTTTATAAACCCAACCATCTTATTCAGAGCATCTAGTGGGCGTGTAAAGCCAGCTAAGATATTACCACCCTGTTTATACAGAGCATTGAATGAAGCCTGTCTAGCTCCCTCTTCTTGGTTATACAGAACGTCAAACATATTGTACAAATCATTACCAAACTGTAGATCTCTAGCGAACTGGCCTACAGCTAACTGTGCAGTAACATCTTCGATAAGATCCCTTGGTACAGTCTCACCATTCTTAGATAAGTTACCAGCGCGTCCTACAGCAAGCCACAGAGATACCGGGAACATATTCTTAGCGTCAATAACCTTACCGCCACCAGTATCCATATGATGCCAAGCATAACCCTTCTCACGCTTTCTCTCATCGTATTCCATCGCTAACTTTAAAGACGAGAAACCAACCAAACTCCTAGAGAAAGCCTCTACTGTTTTGATGTTACGTTTCTCTTTCTTCATAATAGCTGATGCACCCTCAACCATACCACCTACACTCCACTGGTAGGCCGTAGCTAGGGTGTTATTAAAGAACCGACCAAAGGGTAAGATCGTACCAATGACAGGTATGTTAGAGAAGTTCTCCACCTGTTTAGCCGCTGCATTAAGCAACTGGTCTTCTGTGGTGTAGTCCTTAGCAAAAACTGACTTCATAGTCGTATCTAGAGCGCCACCAATCACATCATCATCAATGACTGACAGATCACCTTTCTTTAGTGTTTCCTCTAGGGTAACGCCCTTGTTAAGTCTTAACCACTTGTCCATCTCAGTGATGTACATCTGTGACTTAGTAAAGGTATCCTGTAGCTTAACACCAGTAAGCCTATTAGACCCATCTGCTAAAGCCTCTGCCCTCTTAAACCAAGCACTGTCAGGGTCAATCCCATACCGTTTACCACTACGTTCAACACCACCAGTATAGCTCTCAAACAGAATGCTTCTAAGGTCTTTATTCTCATTCAGAAACTGCATATATGTGTCGTGAGTTGTGTAGGGGTCTAGTAAGTTACGAATCTTCTGAGACTGTATCTGCATATAGATCTTAGCCACACGTAAAGATTCTCTACCAGCCTCAGTTCTAGTTCCACCCTTAGCAAGTCCATACATTGTACTTCCTGTAGCGGAGAAAAGGTCTGCTAATGACTGACCAACATAAAACTGACCAAAGCCTAGAACGTTTACTGCAGTAGTAGCAGGTGATGATACAAGCATCCTACGCCATAGGTTCTGTCCATACTGACCTACCCTAGCTTTCTTAGCCTTCTTAGCTTCATCATCTAATGCTTTGATAGTTCCAGCCTGACCTTCAATTAACTGATGACCGTGTAAATTAGCTGCATCTAAAGTCTTACGAACCTGAGACATTACATTTAGAACCTGACCACCCTTACGGATTTCAATAGCTAGTAAGTCACCTAAGCTTGTAGCTAACTCCGTAGTCTGACCAAGAGTAAAACCTTTAGGTTCTAAGGATCTGTTAATCTTCTTTAGTTCTTCCTGAGACATTGACTGTACAACAGAAGTCATTACATCAGAGACAGTAAAACCTTTGGGTAACTTTAGACCCTGATCTTTAAATAGTTTTACAAGACCACCCTTACCATCACCATCAGGGCCAAGCATCATATCTTTTATGAAATCTACAGATGTAGGAACATCATCGAAGCTATCCTTGCCAGCCTCTACCTTTACATCCCAAGCCCTAGCTTTCTCCATAATGATTGCTGCAGCATCCTTTGCCGCTTCCTCACTAAGTTTTATCTGTTTAGCTGCTTGTCTTGCTGATAGCTGTCTTGCTGCCTCATCAATACCTTCCCGGGATTCAGTTCTAGCTCTAGCTGACTCAACTAATATATCAGAATCAGATAACCCAGACTTACCAGCCGCTCGACCAAATAGTAACTGAGTAGCACCACCTATCCCACCAAGAACAGAACTAAACCCTGTCTGAACTAGGTTATAGTCTTGCTGTGCCCCAGCCTTTAGTAGGGTGTTTTGTAGAGTAACATCGTGCATAACAGCAAAGGTAGAGTCTAGGGCAGTTGTTCCCATTAAGACTTTCTTGTTGTCTTTTGCAGCTTGCTTCTTTAGAACCTCTTTTCTGGCCCTCTTCTTAGCTTCTAACAAAAAGATCTCACGCTCTCTACGTGCGGCCTGTCTACGGATCTTAGCAGACACTGGGTTCTTAACGCCCTCTGCAGCAAATCGTTTAGCCGCCATCTTAGCGGCCTCTTCACCAGCTTCCTTTGCGGCTTGTTGTGTCGCACCACTAGCTAAAGCTTTCTTACCAGCCTCAACAGCGGCCCTCTTAGTTGCCATACGTCCAGCCTGAGTAAGCCCTACACCAGATGCTTTAGCAATACCACCTGTAAGTAGACCAGCATAAGTAGAGGGGTCTTTTATAGTAGCCATAAAGTAGTCTTTCATACCATCTACAGCACCCATAAAGCCATCATTAGTAAACACGCTACCTAGCTTATCATAGAGTTCGTAGGCTCTCGCAGCTGTAGCTTTCTTAGTATCATCAGCATCACGAATATAACGAACTTCCCCGGCTGTGGTTACAATGTTACTATTGAAGTACCTCATATGATCTACAAAGTCTTCTACAACATCCTCATCAGACTTGCCCTGATCCTTACGGTAGTCCACACCAAACCTTTGTGACATATAGTCACGAATCTCTCTAGCATTTCTACCTGTCTTTAAGTCTTTTTTCTTAAGCTTTGTGTCATCATCAAACGGATACTCATCCTCTTCTTGACTCCTATTACGTATCTCAGCAAGAGTTATTGTCTTCATAGGGCTTGGTAAGGCGCTGGGCGTCTGTACATCAAGAGGACTTGGAGCAGAAGGTAGATTTCTTCGCTTACGAATCTCTTCTAACGTTATAGTCTTCATCTACTAAACCTCTGGGTTATCTGATAGGTCAGGCTGTACTCTCTGCAAGGCTTGCTTCATAAGAAAGATTAGACCGTTTACATCTTCATTTAGTAAGAGAGGGGATTTAGCTGCATTTTCGTTAAACCACATAGCTAAACCTTCCCTAAGCTCCTCATCCCCATCATCCATAGCGTAACCGTTATCGACAAGATATGTCACTACATCTCTACCATAAGTTTGTACGAAGTTTTCTAGGGGCTTACTGGCTTTAACAACCTCTTCTGAAGCCTCGTCTGAAGCCGCTTCTTGCTGTTGTACTTCGTCTTTACTTAGAGGGCCAGTTCTAGCTTTATTTCTACCAGCGGCAGATTCTGGTGTGTTTTCAAATAATGCCGCAAAGGGGTTTATAGCTACACCTGTACTCTTTCTTCGACTACCTCTTAGGGTTGGGTCTACTTCTTCTTCAACAGGGTCTGGCATAGTTAAACTAGCTTCCCTAGCTTCTAGTGCATCAACCTCTATAGATATACCCATCTCGTACAGTTCCAACGCATCTGGGCCTTCAACCTTATAAGGCTCTCCATCCAAAGTTACTGTAGCTGTCTTTGGTTTTCCGTCTTCATCAAGCTCAAACGTTACTCTATTACCTTCAGATAACCCTTCAAATACATCACCCTCAAACGTTTGACTGTTTTCACCCTGCTCTACAACAACAACATTGTTACGTTCAGCATTTACTGCAGAACTAGCGGGTGGGGTCTTACCATCATCACTAACATCGTCTTCATCTAGTGCAGCAAAGTTATAGATCTCTTCATTAAGTGCATCAATATCTACACCATAAGGCTCTAAAAAGGGTTTCATAGCTTCTAGATAGCCACCCCCAGTAAAGGCAGAAGCCCTGTTGCTAACAATTTGAGTAGCTATAGTTTTCTCAATAAGTCTTTGCTGTGCCCTTAAATTTGCTATGTCACTATCAAAGGCTTCTGTCGCATCTGCCCCTGAATGTTTAACACCATTAATATCTGTATATAAACTTGGTGCATCTTTAAATATACGAGTTACCCTATCAATTTGTTTATCTAAGATTTCCCAATCCTCATTAATCTCAAAAGAATCTTCTATAGTTGCTCTAAGGCTTCTTGACTCAGAACTAGACTCTTCTATATCAAAGTACTTCAATGGGGTAAAGTTAACGTAAGCCCCTTGAGTAAGGGTATCATACTCTGACTGTGCGGAAAGCTCGTTCAAGTCAAGTAGACTGTAGCCACCTACACCAAGCTCTGAGTCTAGATTTACCCTAGCATTCTCACGAGCATTGAACCCAAGTAGATTACCCAACATACCATAGTCTCTTGCCTTATAGTCTCCTACTTTAGGATCTGTTAGGCCAACTATATTATTAATACGTTTTGTCATCCAGTCAGGCTCATACTTCATAACCTCGTATGCTTCTGGTACTTCAAAGTTGTTCTGTGCAGCCTCTGGTGTCCATCTAGCACCAAGAGAAGTCTTTAACTCGCTTAAGTTCCTTGTTAGGTCTACTAAGCCTGTAGGCCCAGATCCCATAGCTGCAGCAACCATAGCGTCTGTAGCCCCTAAAGACTTAGCCTTAGAACCCAGACCAGCCATACCCTGAGCTAAACCTGTTCTCTTCTTAAACTCCGCTCGACCAGTTGTTCTAGCTAGTTCACGTTGACGCTCTTCATAGCTCTTTGCGTCAGCGGTTCTTTCCCTGATACCTTCTGCAGTACGGTTAAGAAAACTCTCTGCGAATGCTTGCCAGTCAGCCATTATACTGCACCTCTCGACATAATACCTTTAGGTTGTTCTTGCTGTGGAGCTTCTTCCATAGGTTCTTCCGCTTCTGGTTCAATGTTCTCACGTATTTCTTGTAGGATACCAGAGGTTGGCCCTTCCTGTTGAGCTTCTTTTTCCATAGCTGCCATAACCAGAGTTTTAAGACGCTCTTTCTCTTTCATAGTCTGAGCCTTCTCAGCATCAAAGCTTGTCTCTCTTACCTCTATCCCATACTCAGACATAGCGGCCTTTATAAAAGAAGCTATAACAGGTGCAGCTAGAATACCAGCCTCAACAGTGTGTAAGCCTTTCATAGCTCCAGTCGATGTAATAGTCTTAACTATTCCACGTAGATCACCACCAATCTCAAATAAAACAGCTAAGTCTTCCATCTTCTCATTGTCAGCTAAACTACTGATGTAGAAGTCTACTACCTCTGGAACCTTCACCATCTCTGGTGGTCTTTCCCAAGGAGAGTTCTTTGGTGTGTCTGTTAGAGATTGGCCGGGAATAGCGGCTACCATTAAGTCTACCATTTTTATTGTACCTTATTTAGTAAATCCAGCGCCAAAGTAAAGTCCTACAATGGCTGATACGATGTGTGTGTCTAGGGGTGTAATAACAAAGCCTCGTGCAGATACCCACATAGTGCTTTCAGCGGGGCCAAACAACCAGTTCCAAAATCCACCATTCATTTCAGTGTACCCTACTATGACAGTAACTTCAGGATACCACACTGCTACTAGCTTTGGCAAGACAATAATTGCGAAAACTGCAGATAATGCGATTATTCTTCTAGTCCAAGCAAAGTGTTTGTCTGTCTTACCGTGTTCACGAGCCTGACTTGCAGCGCCTATCAAGGCTCTCTGTTGTTCAGCCTTGTTCTTATTAGACTGACCCCAGATAGACATTACTCCCCCCAACACCGTTGAGAAGAGCATAGTGATAAGTTCTAGGGGTAATCCGAACATTACCCTACCCTACTGAAATAGAACGCATACTATTAGAAGAGTCTAACCCAGAATAAGTTTTTTCTGGGTCACTAATAGAAGGTTTATATCTATGTACTTCTTCTCCGTCAGAGTCTAACCACACAAAAACAGGTTCTTTCTTTGTACCCTCAACCGAGACTGTAGAAACTTCCTTAAACCCTTCTTGGCCTTTCATTAAATCATTATATTCCTTAGCGCGTCTTTTCGATAAACCCTTACTAGATGTATATATAACTCTACCATTTTTATCTCTCATACGGTTTTCATTTTTATCTCTAGGTGACGCTAAGACAACAGAGGCTAATGATCGCTTAGCAGCATCGAAATCTGGAGTATCTTGTGAGAGAGCATTTACAACACCTTCTGGTAAAGATCCTATATTTATATAAAGGGATAACACCCCAAACCTTTGATCTTCATTTAGACCTTCAAATACCTCTGAATATTGTTCCTTAGCGTTCTCATACAACCTGCTGTACACAGCTTTAGCTAAAACTCTACGATCTTGGTATTTCTCATCGTCTGGATTAAACCCTAAGCTTCTCGCTGTTTCTGGTAATACGCCAAAACCCAAAGTGTTAATACCTAAAGGATCTCTATGATCTTCTTCACCCTCTAATCCACCTATCTTATCAACAAAGAAGTTTGTAAAAGATAGGTTTTCTTCCGTGTCAGATCTACTTTCTGGCAAACCCATATCATCATCTGTCAGAGCTTCCGCTACAGGTCTATTCATAATACCTTTAGGCTTATCTAGCATCTCATTACTACGAGTATCTATACTAGGTGCATCAACAAGCGCTGGGCTGTCTCCCATCTCTGGCTGTCTACCTCTAGAGACAGGTGTGACCATAGGCTGAACTACATCCTGAGCTTCCCTAGCGTTATCTCTCATAGTCAGATCAGCACCCTGCATATCAGCACCACTGAACATAGCAGTCCTAGCTGTCTCTGATAGTTGCCCTATAGGGGGTCTAGTTGCTTCCATCAGAGCGCTATTGATAGCTTCATTCATCTGCTCATCTTTGTAGAACATATCCAAGTTATCTAAGTAGTCTTGAATAAGGTTAGATTTTACAGGTGGGGCTTTCTTCATACTCTTCAAGTCATACTGGTCAGCCTGTAGGCGAGCAAAGTCTTGTAGCATTGTTTGGTTTTCATCTTTAGCTTCTACAGGTTTAGGCTCTGTAGGTCTACTAATTATGGACTCTGTGGGTGTAGTCTCTTCTTGCTCTGGAAGAACTTCTTGCAGAAAGCTTAGGGCATCAAAGGAAAATTGTACTTCGCTCATTTTATCCGTCCCTTTCACCAGTGATGGGGTTCCTACCTCTGAACCTATTACCCAAATAACCTTCGATAACGGCACTACCAAAATTACCCATAGCGCCCCAAAAACCAGAAGATTTAGCAGCACTTGCTGCCTGTTTAGCATCCTCTGATGATAGTTGTGCAATAGCAAGCTGGGTTGCTCTATCCGCATCATTGTTAGCAGACTGCCAAGCATAACTCATCATATCCCTAGTCTCTTGCATCATAGCACTAAACGCTAAGGCTGTCATATTAGTTGCAGCCGCCGCATCCGCACGATTAGCTTCATTGGTTGCTGCAGTATCTATAGTGGCAACTGTTTGATACCACGACGCATTAGCTTGCTCAATTATAAGCTGGTTACTAGCATTGAATCTTTCACGCTCATCTACCATCTTCTTATTGAACTGCTCAATAGCGTTTGTTTCACCAGCATTAAACCTATTCTGAGCATTAGCTTGTTCAGAGTTAAACATACTAAGTGATGAACTTAGATTATCATAGAACTGGTCAACCTGTATCTTATTAGATGCGTTAAACTGTTTAGCCGCATTTTCAGCTGCTTGGTCAGACAACAAAGCATTAGCACGTTGTTGGGCCTTAAATACATTAGTCTGTTGCTCATTCTCTAAGTTCTGCATATCCATCTGTAGGAATGCATTAGCTTGCTGTATAGCCGCCTGTTGACGGTTATTTAAATTAGCTGTGTCCATCTGAGTCATTGCTGCAGCATCAGACAACACCTTAGCATTAGCTGCATCTAAGTTAGCTAGGTCTACTGACTGAGCTAGACGGGCATTCTCTAAAGCAATCTGTTGCTCTGCAGTGAAGTTCATATTAGCTATATCAGAGATCTTAGCTGCATTAGCTACACGAGTCTGAAACTCTTGGTTAAACTCTAGGTTGAGAAACTCAGCACGTTGCTGTGCAGCAAACATAGCAGACTGTTGCTTATTAGATAAATTCTGTAACTCAAAGCTTGCTGCAGTCTTAGCATCCTGAGAAGCTATAGGAATAGCGCTCTCCATTGCCGCCTGTACAATAGCCATACCAGCCATACTAGAAGAACTAAGACCCCTAGCCGCTAGTGCCGCTGATGCCGCTCTCATAGCTCCTGCAGCCCAAGCTGGTGGGTTCTTACCTTCAAAGTCTTCCATAAGACCGCTTAACTGGCCTTGGACTGTAGCATCAGAAGAGGGTGCGCCTGTAGCCGCCTCAAAGCTTGTCTCTTCCTTTACACGATCCATATCGACAGAAGATCCTGAGATCATCTCACCGTCTTCTACCTTACGTTTATCAGGTGCCTTAACTGTTTGTGCGGCTGTAATCTGTGCTGCAGTTAAACCTAGTTGAGCTAACTCATCAGGGTTCATAGTCGCAGCTTTAGCTAGAGCCTCGTCACTAGGTAGCCCAGTTGCTGCAGTTAAGGAATCTAAAGTTTTCTGAACCTCATCTGTAACTGTAACGGCTTCAACTGTAGGGGCGGATTTCTTTTCTGGGGCTACTACGTCTGCTTCTGTTTCTGCAGTTGTTGCAGTTGCCTTCTCAGCATCTCCAACCTCACCAGTGCCCTCAGCAATGGTTTGTTTATCATCTGTAGCTATCTTCTCTACGTCTGTTTTAGTAGTTAAAGACTCAGGATCATTTATGGCTGCAGATGTCATCTCCACATTAGAGGGCATCTCAGTAGTTTTAAATGAAGTCTCTGCACCTTGAAGAGCTTCTTGGGCATTTCTTAACCTAGTCTCAGCCTCAGTGACCTTTGTTACTAGAGATGCATCTTCTGGATTAGCGGCTTGAGCATCTCTAGCGGCCTGTAAAGCTTCTTGAGCATCAGCCACACGTTTCTGTGCGGCATCTAGTTTAGCTTGTCCACCCTCGTTAAAACCTTTTACATACATACCATTATTAGCTTTAACTGGTTGAGGGTTTAAAACACGCATAGCTTGCTCTGTTGCATTACCTAGTTTAGCTTGATAAGCAGGATTAGATGCAATAACTCTACGCTGTTCATCACCTTGCATACCAGCTAACTCAGGCACAATCTTGCCTCTCTGCTCTGGTGTAAATCCTAAGAAACGTTTTGCCATCTATTTTTTCCTTACTTGCCTACTTGCATCCATACGGCAGTAGCTATGAATGTCAGTACTGCAACTGTTCCTAATTGTACTAAAGTTTTCCAAATACTTTTCTTTGTGTCTCTCCAAGAGTCCAACAAACTACGTAGCTCTTTAATGTCACTAGCTGCATCCATATCAGATAAGCCTAAATCACACAAGGCTTGTCTAGCGCCCTTCTTAGCAGCTCTGTCAAGCATTTCTTCTAACTGTTCTGGTGTAAAGTCAGACATTATAAGTTTACCGTATATGTTCCGGGGTTAGTATAAGTGTAAGTTGACCCACCTACAGTAATAGAAACTCTTCCAGTAGCACCATTAGCACCAGTTGTACCACCGTTGGGATCAACACCACCAGTACCTTTAGCGCCTACTACAATAGTTAATACTGATCCTGTATAGATATTAACTGAGGAAGTACCTTGATTTCTGTCTGCCGCAGAACCCCCAGCACCAGCGGGGTCTGTGTTGTATACTGAACCAAAGAAGTTTGTTTGTCTACGGCCTCCACCGCCACCGCCACCTGCGCCATACGATGTTGCAGGAGCAGCAAATCCGTTTTGTTGCTTATTGGAGTCAGCGCCACCAGCACCAAATGCACTAGCCTCACCACTACTATCACCGCTATGGTTGAGAGAGCTTGCAGCGCCACCTGTGGCACCAGTAGAAGTTCTTCCTAAAAGAGTGGTACCTGAGTGAGTAATAGTAAAACTACTGTTACCGCCATTACCACCGTCAACTAGACCCCCAGTGTTGCCGCCGTTATGCATACCGCCACCGCCGCCGCCACCACCGCCGATTACATCGAAGGAGACAGACTCAACTGAGTTACTACCATACCATTCAGCAAAGTTCATACCTGTTGCAGAACCTTTACTAATTAAACCTCTTATATCAGAATCATTAAGTGAAACAGTAGTTCCACTTACACCTGACCCAGCTGCCTCTACGTGCATCTGATTAAGAGAGATAGCTCCTGATGAAGGTAATGCCATTACTTAGTCCTTTAAGGTGTTAGAGCGCCATAAGCAGTTATATTGCCTTCTACAGTAAGGTTACCATTAGAATCTAGTTGCATCCTACAGGTGCCACCAGTAAGAAATTTTAGAGAAGTTCCTGACTGTTGAATTTCCCAAGTGCCTAAGTCAAGTTTAGAGGCTTGTACGGTTGAGTTAGGGTCAGTGGAAAAAGCACCAGTAGAACTATTATAAGATATACCGCCACTAGCTGATAAAGCCTCTCTAGCTGGAGTTGTAACTCTATCGTCTGTAAAATAAAGATTACTAGAGCCTTCTGATAAACTATCAGTGTCCTGATTACTTAAATCACTAACTGTTCCAGTTACATCCCCGGTCAAATCTCCTTCGAAAGTAGAGGCGACAACAGTACCTGCAGTACCAGTAAAAACTTCACTACTGTTTGTTGCATCTGGTATAAAGGTAAATTTACCTTCACTATCATCGAAACCAAAGAAACCTAGTTTAGCATCGGTTCCATTATGCCAGTTAAACTCAATACCACGATCTTTGTTATCATCTGCAGTAGGTGCGGTATCACCACCTAGTGTAAAAATAGGATCAGCTACAGTTACAGTTGTACTGTTCACTGTTGTTGTAGTACCACCTACAGTAAGATCACCGTCTAATGTGAGATTATTAAAAGTTACATCATCAGTTGTACTTACTGCCTGACCAATCGAAACCTCTCCATCAGTAATAGATACACCAGTTCCACCACTGAAATGCGCTCTAGTATCTGTAGCACTTGGCCCAGTGTAAGTAATAGCACCTGTACTACTGTCATAAGCTAAAGAACCGTCACCACCAGAGTCCGTAACAGAGATAGCACCTTTTGCTGCAGTATCTGCCCTAGTAGACGTATAGTAAAGATTAGTAGAACCTTCTGATAAATCATCAGTGTCGTGATTAGATAGACTTGAGACTGTACCAGTTAGTGCAGCATCTGACCCATCTGTACCATTCTGAAGAACTACGGTTCCATCTGTAGCTAATACGTCACCGTTTACGTTACCTGTTAGTAATCCTGAGAAACCACCGTTACCTGTCACTGTACCTGTAAAAGTAGAGGGGGGAGTTACAGCAAACAAACCAGTATTAGTAGCATTGCTAAAAGATACATTACCAGCAACAGTTAAATCGTTATCTAAAGTTGCAGCAAGTGTTACATCTAGAGTACCTTGAAAGTCAGCATTAGCATCACTAAATACCACCGCATCTGTAGTACCAGATCTGATAGTCATATTGCCAGATGCATTATTTAAACTACCAAAGTCAGAACCTGCATCTTTTAGAAGAATGTTACCGCCAGCTACATCTAATGTTATATCACCAGCGACATCTACAAGAAGGTTACCTGATGAAACATCTAACTCATTATCTGTAAGGGTCATATAACCACTACTACCAGCTACTACAGTATCCCCATCAAGAGTAGCCGCTGAGACAGTAGAGCCAAATCTACCATTTTTAAATCTGGCACTAGACGTTGAACCACCAAGATCTATAGTGTTATCACCATTAGGTAACACTTGAGTTGAGTTTACCGTAATTTGTCCTGCAGGGCCAACCTTCTCAATAGGCGCTCCTGAGTCAGATAAACTAGGATCGTGATTATGACCAGATGCACCAGTGAAAGCAGATTGAACAGCATTAAACTCAGCATTAATGTCATCAGCATCAATAGCTTCACCATTAGCTATCTGACCTGTAGTATCTTGTCTTGTATATCCTGCCATTTTAGTTTGTCCTTACTGTCTTTCGTTAGTTCTAAATTCTAACACTGCAGTGTCTAATTTAAATGTTGGGTTAGTAGAGTCATCTTCATACCTAATTGAAACCGTCTTACCACTACCTAGCGCAAATGTTTCATAAATCCTGTCAGCAAAACTACCATAGGTAGATGTATTGTAAATAGAAGTCGGAGCGCCATATAAAGATACTGCACCCGCCGTACTTACAAGAGTGCTTGTAGGGGGATCAATCGTAGTACCTTTTCCTTGACCAGCAAAATCATATGATAAGTTTATATCTAAACTAAGTACGGCTGTGGGTTCTACATAGGTAGTAACTCTGTAAAAAGTTTTTCTTATTTGAGGATCTTGAATGGGCATATAAGGAGATTCATAAACACACCTTATGTTTTCAGAGTCAAAACTAGATCCAAACTCCATCTTATAAACGTATCCTGAGTCATTACCAAATACGATAGTTTCAGAGTTTCCAGTAATTTGGCTGTCAGATACGTTTACCTTCATCCCCCTTAATGTAGCCCAAGCTATAGAGTCTGCGCCTTGAGCGGAAAACTTTGTTGCAAGTAGTCCGGGTGATAAGTCTGAGGGAGTAGCTGCGTTATAACCAAATATTCTATACTGGGCTTTTTCCCTTATAACTAAAGAGGAAAAATTATTAGCAAGTTTTAGAAAATACTCTGTATCTTTTTTAATAGGGGCAGATGCAACAGCTAAACCGAAATCACCAATTCTATCAGTAGCAGATAATAACCTAATCCCATCAGAGGATAGGTACATAATATCTCCACCAACTTCTTGAATAGTCTCTTTTGCAGTACAACCAATATCCAGTGTTATAGGAGATAAATTAAAATCTGAAACACTATTACCGACAAGCTTATGTATAGACCTTTTAGTAAAAATTATAAGCTGATCTCTAAATACTTTTAAGCCCTCTATTTCAGAACCTAGAGAAAGGCTACCAGCACCATTAGCTGCAGAAAAATCTGTTTCATCAAAGGGGGCGCTGAATACAAGGTTAGCACCACTAGCAAAGAAAAAATGATTTTTAAAGAACTCTGTATCTGATGATGCAGCAATGTCTGGAGAGTTAGAAGCTGATAAAAAAGTAAAGGTGTCATCAGTGTCATTATAAATAGATGGAAAGTTAACTCCATCCACTAATATAGTTTTCTTTTTACCGCCCAATGTGACATCAACAAAACGAACTCTTTGGCCTAAAGAAGCAGCGGTTCCTCTTAAAGTCCACCCACTTCCTTGACTTTCGTAGTATTTAGTAACACCACCATCAGCCCTAGCCGCTAAAACAAAGTTAAGACCTAATACCTTAGTAAGTAAAACATCCCCTGACCCCGGTAAAACTGTTGTATCAAACTTAGTAAAACCTTTTACTTTAGAGTACCCCCCACTTGTAGATGGTTCAAAGTTCTCTAAAATAGAGGCTGATCCTACAGCATTCACACCCTGTTGAAGAGGGCTTAGGTTTGAAATAAGACCCCCTTTAAATTCTATAGGAAATGTTTGATACTGTATAGCCATTAGTAATGTACTCTAGTGTCTCTTACGTAGTTTGTTCTGTTTATAAAAGTACTTCTTAAATGTTTAATACCCATAAGGAACTTTTGTTGTAAGGCATTAGCTGCTTGCATATCACCCTTAAACATAAACAAGTAGTACATAGCACCGTCTACAATAACGTGTCTAAAGTACTCTGGTAAAGAAGGTACATCAGTAGAGTTAACTAAATCGACAGGTAGTCTGTAATACTCATAAAAGATAGTGTAAGCTTTGTCTGGAGCAGGTACTAACCCATACTCTCTACTAGGTGTTTGAAACACATAACGTGGCATACCTTTTAACTCAGAGTTATACTCGTAATCTGCGTATTTGTCAAGATATTCTTCGTATGAAATCAATTTTAATTTAACTGTTTCATTACCCAATGTAGCACTTCTCGCTATTCTAAAGCTATCCCAATCAACAGTCTTAGCATCCCCGGGAGTGGAATACCTAACAATGTTAGCTGTAAGTGTCTCTTCTTCCTCAGAGTGATTAAAAGGCCACTCATATTCGTGTTGATTTATAAAGTTAATTGATGAGTTAACAGAGTCCTTAATAGCGGAGTAATAACCAGTAACTGTATCAAAGTTAGCTGTTGTAAGCTCTACCTCATTAGACCTTCTGTTTATGTCGTTAACTATCCCTAAAAAGTCGTATGCCATATTACTGTTCCCGCATTCTTATTTTAATAGATCTCTCTACAGTATTAGCTAAGTTGTTAGTTATACGACAGGTAAACTTATAGTCAACATTGTTTAGTCCACCAGCAATATATATTGTCGCAACTGTATCAGTATTAGTCGTAGACGTAATAGTTATATTATTCAGAGTTTGCCCAGCCGTGATCTCTTGCATAACACGGTTCTCATCTCTAAGAAACCATTGAACGCTTGATATTGTTTTATCACCTAGAAAACGTGACCAATCAACACTATAGTCAAGTGTTTCATCTGGGTCTTTGTTAGGCCATCTAAACGCCATTTTATGATCCTTTACTTAGTAATGTAGATATACCTATCAAAAGGTGTATCATCTTTTTCTACGAATACTGTTCTAAGTTCTTCTACTATAACAACAGTTCTTTCATCAGATGTACTTGGCATTAAGCAGCCCTCGAAATATAAACAGTTCTTGCTCTGTCATAAGCATTCTTAAACTCTTCAAAGTTAAATCCATCTGTAGACAGTGTTATAGAACCTCTACCCACAGTAACTAACGGTAAGGTACTTAGTTGTACAGATGCGTTTATTACACCCTTTACTTCATCAGATGCATTGAAAGAAGAGTTTGCAGAAGAAAGTACTTTTGTAATATTTACAATTACTGCACCAACTTCAAGTAAAGAGGAAACTCCAGAAGGACTTGCTTGACCTGTAAAAGCTGAATCAATATTAAAGGCTGTAGCAGAACTTACACCTGTAATGATAGCAATAGAGTTTACATCAAGTGTAGGAGCAACTTGTGAAGCAGTAGATACAGAGCTAATACTTATGCTACTGTTATTAGTTGCAGCAAGAGAGTTAACACTTGCTGGGCTTGATACACCGTTAATTAGTGTGCTAACTAATGATTCAAGTGTATTAATCTCTGAACTAGAGCTTACACCAGTAAGGGGTACACCGATTGATATTGGTGTAAGAGTAACTTCAGATTCAACTTTTTCAAGTAATACCCCTAGTACAACGGGGTTAATATCTAAACTAGTGCTTATGCTAGATAAGGGTGATCCAACACCAGTATTAACTTGACCTACAGATACTTGAGAAGATACCGACAGTGAGGGTGGTATAATTTCATCAATATCAATTATTAAACTAGGGGTTTGTAATGTAGATGTAACTGTTGATAAAGTTAGAGATAAGTTTTCTTTTAAGTCGTTAATACCTACACTTGAAGAAACATCATTTAAATCAACTATTACAAGTTTAGAAATACCTTGTATAGAGGCTTGAGATGATACACTATTAATACTTACAGAGGAGCTAACTGAAAGATCATCTGTAACTATGTTAGAAGATGAACTACTTAAAGTTAAACTTAAATTTTCAACAACCGCTCCTAGAGAAACCCCTAGTAAAGATGTTGGAAGAAATACTGTAGAAATTTTATCAACATCTTCAATATCTGTTTGTACAGGTACTGAGATGATTGTAGGGTTACTTGAGTGAACTTGAGTTACAGTTTGTAAATCTGAACTAGTAGTAACACTAATAAGATCTATACTAGAATTTACGTTGAAACTGTCAATATTACCAACTTGACCTGTAAAGGTAGCCGAGTCAAGAGTAACAGAAGAGTCTACGAAAAAAGATAATGGTGAAACAGCTACACCAGAATTTACTTTGTGAGGTGCTTGAAAAGGGCTATCAAAAACAAGTGTATCAGCTGCTGTTGCGTCATTTGTGAAACCGCCAGTAGCTGCCCAAGTAGGGGTAGTCCTTTGATTGAGGACTAAACTCCTATTGAAATTTGAAGGAGCGTTTATGTTAAAGTTATTTATTAAGCCTTGGAAAGTGTTTCCAGCATAACCGCCTACAGTAAAATCATCTAAGAAAAATTGATAGGAGCTTGAAGTGTAAGGCCCATAGCTTATAGTAAGTAATTGACTTTGATAGTGTACAAGACTATTAGAGTCATCATACAAGGTTATGTAGTGACGCTGACCACTCTGATATACGTGTAATCTGTACCAAGTGTCTACAGATATACCACCAGACGGGCTAATAGTAAACGAACTAGTCGCTGTCCTAAGTAACTGGTTACCTAACTTAACGTGAGAGCTAATAGAGTTTCCGTTTAGGTAAGCGTAGATTCTCTGACTAGTCCAACCTGACTTAGAACCTTGTGAATCAAATATCCAAGTTGTACCAGTAGTATAATTAGAATCTAGTTTAAAATAAAGTTCGACTCCAATAGAAGAACTCTGAATCTGTGTAGATCTTGTATAATTAACTCCACCAGAAGTATCACCAGAATAGTATAAATTAGGTGTAGTATCTAAGAGAACATCAGCGTTTATAGTTTCGATACCAGAAACATTATTTACTTCAGAGGTAGTATTAACACCTACTGTAGAAGCAATATTAACAACTTCTGTATCTAAACTGTTTGGTATTTGAGTAGATGAAGATACTGTTGATAAGTCTGTGTTGGCAGTACCTGATGCGGATATATCAACAAATGTTTGTGAAGTAACTTTAACTAATGTTGGGTTACTAGAGGCTGTTTTAGTAACAACCCCTATTTCAGAAACACTTGAGTCTGAGGATAGCTCAACACTAATTGAACCGCCTATATTTCCCGAAATAAGGGCAGAGTTTACATCTTCAACAGTTTTATTTGAACTAGCAGATAATGTTAAAGAAGAAACACTTAAAGTTACTGAAACTGCTACTAGGTGTTCTGAAGGGCCAATTTGAATTGAGCCTACTTGTGTAGTTGAGTTTAGTGTTGAAAGGGTTTCGTTAGATGTCGCATTTGAGTTAACTGAATTTACAACAACTGAAGAAGAGTCTCCAGTTAAATCTATGCCGCTGTTTGGTATAACAGAGTTAACTTGTACTGAAGAAAATGCAGAAGTTAGTACCTGTAAGTCAGTGACTGTTACAGATATATTATTAATGCTAGAACCAGAAGAAACACCGCTTAGAACATCTTGCTCTGAAGTACTTGTGGAGACAGTTCCTATTTGTGAGATTGAGGAAACTGAGTTTAGAAGTTGTTGGTCTTCACTAGTTCCTTGTGGTGATGAAACTTGACTTGTTGTATTTACTGAAGAGAGTGGGATTATTATATTAGTAACTATATTCCCAACTTGAGAGGATGTAGATACAGATGTTACTAACTGCGCATCTTCTGATTGTACTCCTAAAGAGTTGATCTGAGAAGAGGAGGAAACAGAGGAAAGAGTCTCTGAATCCGTTACAGTTAAAGATAAAGTTCCTAACGCAGTGGAACTAGATACAGACACTAATGACTCAGTATCTACTACAGATGTTGAAACAGAACCTACTGCAGTTACACTAGAAACAGATGTTAAAGTTTTACTGTCTACTACAGTAAGATTTAAACTACCTGTAGAACCTTGACTGTTTACCCCTGACAAACTAATAGACGATGAAACTATTAAGAGTCCATCGTCTGCAAGAGTTGTTGATGATAGGGGGCTAAAGCCTAGCATTTACGTTCCTTTTAAGAACTTACTGCAGTCGCCCAAGCGTTCACAAATGCTGTTACTTCATCATTCGTCATAGCACTTGGTGTTTCTGAGGGGTTATCTTCACTTAATTCTAAAATTGGGTAGCGAGAATGCAGATCGAGAACGTAAGTAACCAGTTCTGACTGCGTATAGTTTGTAACGGTATCAGGAACCCAATACGCTCGATCAGCTTCATCAGGCGTGTAACCAATGTAAGTTTTATTGTCTGGATCAAAAAAGTGACCCGGATTTTCGACCCACGGTGGTGTTGTGTTTCCCATATGAGTTCTATGTAATTTATACTTCAGAAACATCTTCATCCCCTTTTGGCTTTTCGAGCTGCAGCATATACTCTGGATTCACAAAATCAGCTTTTCCAAAAATTCTTTCGGCAGTAGCATCTACATTTTTGTGATACTTTTCAGCCATTGCATCCAAGAAATCTTCAAGATCGTTTGAGTGTAACAATTCGCCTTGTGCAATGCGTTGACCACACACCTGTACATACCCGCTTACCTCAGTAAAACCGATCTGCGGATGCACTCCATATTGCTGCATATATTCAATCGTTGAAGTTGATGCTCGACCCCCATTCAACAAATTTCGGTACATAAGCTCAAAGCCACGCCTTACGTGATGCCGCTTCTCTTCAGCCTCAAAAGAAAGCTCATCCCATTCATCAATACCGTGCTTTTCTTTCAGATTATCGTAGGCGTCACACAGCGTAGCAATGTCTTTGATGGAACCATTAATTTTATGCTCTAACGTCATTAAAGAATGGCGCTTCATTCGCAACTTGGCCTCTGACACGATATCGTCTTGGCCCTCTAATTCTAGAATTTCTTCACGGCACTCAGCGTGACTGACTTGCGCTTCATTCAGAGCCATTTTACGAGTTTCAACCTCTGCAGCAACTTGTCGAAGCATTCGCATTGGCGAGTGCCCGTTAAGCATAGTCAGGGTCATTAAACTCAGTGTTGTTTGAGAGTTCTGACGATCAAAGGCTCGTGTTGCCTGATCTATTTCTGGTAGTTTTTCAGCAACCCTAGCTGCAGCTACCTGATTAATATTTTCAGATGCCTCAACGGGCAAAGAAAACGTGATTGGTTTTGTAACTATATTTGTCATTTGTTTTCCTTGAAGTTTTTAGTCTAGTAATTACGAAGGGAACCCCGAACAAGCCCCCAGACTCTGCAACGTAGCATTGTAAGTTCCAAAAGATGTGGCATTCCCAGTGGTATCTATGGTGACTATTTGTTGAGTATTCAAATACGCCGTTGTTGATTTCCCAGCAACCCAACAAGCTTTAGTACTGTTACAAGCAGAACTGCTAAACCTCATTCCTGCAAGCAGATCACCAAAGTCAGTGGCGTTTCCAGCACTAGCGGGATTAATGTATTCGATAGTATTGGTATAAGTAATTCCATCATTACCACCAGCGTGAAGAACACGACTACTATTTCCACAAGCCGAATTTTGTCCTTGTTGATACCTAACTGAAGTAAGATCCCCCCAGTCAATTGCACTAGAAGCTGTGGCAATAGTTACATAATCTATAGTATTTACACGACCGCTAGAGGCGTACCCGCCAAAAAAGAAACCTTTAGTGCCGTCAGAAGCACCGCAAGCATTACTCCTAGTCTGAGTTAGGAGGCCGCTCCTAACACTAGCGTTTCCAGTAGTTGCTATTGTAATTTCTGAAATCCAGCCGTTATATGTAGTAGCACCATCCCACATTGCAAAGATTGTGGTAGTGCCATCAGATGCAGAAGAAACCGTTTGAATACTTGTCAGATCGCCAAAATCGGTAGAATTTCCCGGCGTAGAGATTGTAACATAATCGATGTTGTTAATGTAATTGCTTATTATACCCCCTGCAAATATCCCTCGACTACCACTTGATGAGCCTGAGACTCCATTTCTAGCACTTGTTAAAGATCCAAATGAGGTTGAGCCACCAGAACCAGTTAAATCTATGTAACGAATTGCAGATGTGGGACCGTTACCACCCGCTACAAGCATCCTATCGCCAATATGCGACAGTGGTGGTGGCGGGGGTACTGTAGTAATCGCTCGAAATTCACCATTAAAATACTGATAAAGTTTTTCATTGCCAGTATCCCACCAATAGTCGCCGTTTGCATTCCCGCTACTAGGCTCAGTTCCACTGGCAGTGTAATTTTGTGTAGGTGAGGTACCACCGACTAAGATACCATTTTCAAGGTCAATCGCTGTGCCGTTATCTTTAATGGTGTTTACTTTTAATGTACTCATTATGAATGCGCTCCTGATGTAGCACCTATGCCGTACCCCGCCTCAGCGGTAGTACCCCAAAGTGAGGCATTTCCAGTAGTATCTATTGTAACTCTATGAGCGTAATTTTGGAATTGAACTGAAGCATTTAGGCCTTGAACCCAAATTGCGTGTGTATCGTTGTTCGTAGAGCCAGTATACCAAAGAGCGTTTGCTAAATTACCAAAACTAGACGCATTACCAGCACTTGCTGGATTTATATAATCAATAGTTGCAGTATAATTTCCTGATGAATTAGTTCCCCCACCAATAAGTATACGGCTACTGGTTCCACAAGCGGAGTTGCCGCCCGTATCTTTTCTTGCCGTAGCAAGATTTCCCCAGTCTGAGGCATTACCATCCGTAGCAATAGTCACGTAATCTATTTCATTAATAGCAGTAGAACTAGAAGCCGTTCTCCCACCAAAGAAGAAACCCTTAGTACCATCAGAAGCACCGCAACCATTACTTTTGGCCTGAGTTAAAGTGCCAGACCAAGCGGTGGCGTTGCCAGCGGTATCTATGGTGACTTCTTGGATTAAACTCGTTTTGTTATTATCATTCATAGCATAAATAGCTTTGTTGCCATTAGATGCTGAAGCAATGGTATAAGAAACCTCTGTCAGATCACCAAAGTCAGTAGAGTTTCCAGTCGAGGCTATTGTGATGTATTGTATTGTATTAACGACCCCTGAGCTTGTCGCTGCGCCCGCAAATAGACCTCGACCCCCACCAGAAGCACCAGTAACATATGCAGAATCTGCTAATAAATTACCGAAAGTGTTAACAGTCGCTCCAACATCTAAGTCGTAGTACTGTATTCTATTGTCTCGGCCAGCGCTTACAAAACCTAACGTAAACAATGCTCTATCACCAAACCAGACAGGAGGAAGTGGATTTGCCGTTCCACTGCCAACAACTCGCTTCCACTCACCCCCAGCCCGATAGTCTAAATACCTAAGCGTTGGTTGATACCAAACATCACCATCGCTGGGGCTAGTGGGTTCAGTGTCACTATTAGTAAATGCGCCGCCACCAAGGCCTTGCAAACTTCCTCCAACCTTAATTCCGTAGGTGAAATTAGCAGCACCTGTGCCAGCTAAATTGTTAATTTTATCTACTGTAATATCAGACATTACGCAGCGGCCCCCGACATTGAATCAGTATTACCCCGTTCTTTGGTTAGATCCCCAAAATCGGTTCCGTTACCAAGAGTGTCTATTGTGACATACGTAATCTCATCTCTTTTATTAGGATAATTCGCAGTACCACCAGAATAACAGGCTCTAGTTTCATTACACGACATCCCACCCAACCAAGTGTCATCACCCATATCCCCAAAGCTAGATGCGTTACCTGCAGAAGATGTGTCGAAATAATATATTTCAGAAAATTCAACAAAACCTTGCTTTCTGCCCCTACAATGCAAAACCCTAGTATCGTTACCACAGGCTTTTGTGTTCATACAAGCGAGTGCAAGATCACCCCAATCAGTAGCGTTACCCGTTGTTTGTATTACAATAGAACAAATTCGGTCAGTCAGGCCGTTATTGCCGTTCCCGCCCATAAAGAAGCCTCTAGTGCCATCACTAGCCACTCCCATTGCTTGATAATCGTTGTCTGTAATGTCTCCAAAATCAGCAGTGTTTGCAGAGGATTCTATACTTTTATACTCAATACGGTTATCGGTGCTTGTAAATCCAGAAACAAACATTCGGTCTGCATCATTGTCTGCACAAGTGTCTTGTTTAGCTACTCCTATATCACCATACTGACTTGAATTACCTAAAGTGGCAGTAAGAATTGTCCGAATATTCGGAGTCAAAGTACCTTGTATATTTCCAGAGATAATAAATCCTCGACCAGATCCCGCCGTACAAGAACTAGACGAGATATAATGTGCATCATCTCCAAAGTCAGAAGCATTACCAAGGGTGGTAAAATCCCAATAATCAATGGTATTACCATAATTGCTAGTACTTGAATACTCAACTGCGCTATATCCCGGCCCCTGTATTCCCCTATCGCCGTAATGCGAAGGTAAAGCGGGTGGTGAAGCTCCCAAAGTAACCGTTTGCCACTCACTGTTTGCATAGATCATTAATTCGCTGTTTGTAGTATCCCACCAAACTGCACCATCACTAGGGCTTGATGGCTCAGTACCACTACTCGTAAAACTGGAAGTACCTATACTGCCTAGAGCAACACCACCCACGGTTGGGGCGGTAGTGAAGTTGGGTGCGCCTGTTCCAGCGGCATCAACGATTGTATCTACACGAATTTCGGTCATAGGATTACGTGCCTTCCCCCAGCCGCAATAGTTAAAGTTACGCCGCTGGCAATAGTAAGCGGCCCAACTGTTAGAGCGCTTTCTGTGGCTCCTACTGTGGTGTTAGTCGTAAGAGTGCGTGAGGCCACGTTTACTGTGCCAAACCCTGCCGAAGAAGTTATTGTGCCGAATTGAAGAGTTCCGCTGCCAGTTGTTTTTAAAACCTGGTTTGCACTCCCGTCAGACGTAGGGAGCGTAAAAGTAGACACAAAGCTTTGCAGGTTTGCATCATAAGCCAAGGCGTCTGTACCAACCACCGGCGGTCTTACAACGATTGCCCCGCCCATGCCTGAGTGGTTTGCGCAGTAGTAATAAAGCGCTGGGCAATCCTGTTCTAGCTTCACCTCAATATAGGCCCCTGCAGTGCCCTGTGTGCCCACTTCGGTGATGCCGGTAGTGAATTGCGAACCGCTGTTGTGAGTGCCGTCTGAGGTTGTGCTGAAGCGGAAAGGATGACCTGATATGGAACTTGCCGAAACATCAAAACGATAAGTCACCGAAGGCACCAAGGTCAGAGTTTGATTGGCAGTTCCATCGACCACAAACTCACCGTTCAGAACGATGACATTGATGTCTGCGTAAAGGAGATCCAAATCATTGGCAGAGGCGCTGATAAAGACTTTGGCATTGCCAGACAGGTTCAACAAACTGCCTGTACTTGAACTCGTTAATGTACGGGAAAGCGTACTCCCTGAATGGGTATATACACCTGTAGATACTTCCCAGGCGCCGCCGGTATCCTCAATTACCAGCCGAACCGTGTGCCCATCTAAAGAAGAAGGCACGGCCTGATAGCCAGTCTCCGCAGAGCCTAGCGTAACCGTGCCTGTGCCTGTCGTAGAGGTCGAAACCTTTACACGATCTGCGAACCGAGCCATTTAGGTTCCTTAATCAAATTTGATAACGAAATCGCCAATACCGAAGCGGAGAATATCGCCCGAGTTCACCGTGCGGGCAGTGGTCAAAGCGCCGGTCAGGAACGGGAATCTGGCGGGGTTATAGCCATCACCTGACCCTGAACCATACTCACTTACTCGAAATGAACCGCCAGAATTATTATAGACAGTGCTGTGATAACCACGA